GCATCGGGCCGATGGAAGCAGATTGGCAAGACCGTCTTCGTCAAGATCAAGGTCACTATCACAACCAACGGCACGGCCTCAAGCTATTGGACCGTCACGGCTCCGACAGCCTCCGTCAACGTCTCGGCGACCGATTTTCAGCAGCTCGTCGCGGGCGAGACATCTGTACTCAGCATCGTGGCCCGCGCGACTCTGTCCGACAACAGCACGACCATCTTCGTTACGAAATATGACGGCACTTACCTCGGGGGAAACGGCTACGTCATCAACATAACCGGCACTTACGAGGCAGCATGATGACCCGCAAGGATGAGGCTCGGATTCGCGAGATCGTTCGCGAGGAATTGGCGGCGAGCCAGGCCGAGCGCGACAAATCGGCGATGCAGACGGCCGACATGATCCATGCCCATGTGGCGAGGGAGCGCGAGAGCCGCGCCTCCCAGCGCTAGCGAGGCTGGTTGGCCGTGCGCCTGTTCGATGACCATATCTTCGATGTGCAGATTTTCGACACCGGCACGCTCTGGACCGCGAACAACCAGGCTTCCGGAGCGTGGGCAAGCACGACGCCGAACGCCGGCACATGGGCGATCGCAACACCTCAACAGCCCGCAATGACTAACATGGATCAAGCGTCCGGATCTTGGACAGTGCAGAGCCCCGCCGGGGGTGACTGGAACCAAGCTTAGAGGGTGACCCGCAAGCGCGGAGCCGGAAAGCGAGGATGGCGATGGCCGAGAAATCCCGCAAAGTAGGGGGATCTGCGGGAAACCGCGGCAAGGGGCGCAAGAAGGGCGTTCCGAACAAGTTCACGGGCACGCTGAAGGAGATGATCCTGAACGCGCTCGAGGGGGCGCATGAGGGCGGAGGCATCGAGTACCTGAAGGGGCAGGCGAAGGACAATCCGGCGGCGTTCCTGTCGCTGGTCGGCAAGGTGCTCCCGATGACGGTTGCCGGCGATCCTGAGAACCCGCTCAAGACTGTGACGGTCGTCGAGCTCGTCGCGCCGGGGCATCGTGAAAGCTCAGATTGAGCTACCGCCCAAGCTGATCCCGATCTTCGCCCGGCCGGCGGACTATCGCGTTTCATGGGGCGGTCGGGGCTCGGCAAAGACGCGCAGCTTCGCGAAGATGACCGCGGTGAGGGCCTATCAGTGGGCGGCCAAAGGCGACGAAGGCACGATCGTCTGCGGGCGCGAGTTCATGAACAGCCTTGCGGAGTCGTCATTCGCTGAGGTGGAAGCTGCGATCAAATCCGAGCCGTGGCTGGCCGAGCATTTCGAGATCGGCGAGAACTTCATCCGCACCGGCCCGAGGCTCCCCGGGCGCGTCGATTATTCGTTCATCGGCCTCCGGCGCAATCTCGACAGCGTGAAGTCGAAGGCGAAGATCAAGCTGCTCTGGGTCGACGAGGCGGACCCTGTGACGGACACGGCCTGGGAGAAAGTCATCCCGTCGGTTCGTGAAGACGATTCGGAGATCTGGGTAACATGGAACCCGGAGCGCAAGAACAGCGCGACGCACAAGCGCTTCCGGCTCGATCCGCCCGAGCGTTGCCTGGGCGTCGAGATGAACTGGCGGGACAACCCATGGTTTCCGCCGATCCTTGAACGCAAGCGGATCGAGGACAAGGAAAAGCGGCCCGACAGCTACGATCACGTCTGGGAGGGCGATTTCGTCGGGCTGGTCGAGGGCGCCTATTTCGCCAAGCAGCTATCGGCGGCGCGGGCGGCGGGCAGGATCACGGAAGTTTCCGCCGACCCTCTCATGCGGATCAGGGCTTATTGGGACATAGGCGGCACGGGCAACACCTCGGATGCGGTCGCGATCTGGATCGCGCAGAGCATCGGCCCACGTGTGCTGGCCCTGAACTATTACGAGGCGGTCGGGCAGGACCTCGCGACACACGTCAACTGGCTCCGGTCCAATGGCTACGAGAATGCGGCCTGCATCCTGCCCCACGACGGCAAGACGCACGACAAGGTTTTCCCGGTCACGTTCGAGAGCGAGCTGCAGAAGGCAGGCTTCACGGTCGAGGTCGTGCCCAACATGGGGCGCGGCGCGGCGCTGAAGCGGATCGAGGCGGTTCGCCGGCTCTTCCCGAACATCTGGTTCAACAGGGACACGACAGCCGGCGGTGTGGAGGCATTGGGCGCCTATCACGAGCGCCAGGACGAGGTTCGAGGGATCGGCCTCGGGCCTAACCACAATTGGGCATCGCACGGCGCCGACGCATTCGGATTGCTCGCCGTCCACCATGAGATGCCGACGGAACAGGGCTGGTCCTCCGGCCCCATCAAGACCCGAGTCCGGGTAGTCTAAGGAGAATTGACCATGGCACAGAAGCCCGGGCCGAAGTCGGCCCTCAAGACCGGCTCGTCCGCGCCTGACGGTGCGCCGGTTACGAAGAAGCTGCAGTACAGCGTGCAGATCCACACCGACGAGAAGGGCCTCGAGGTTTTCGAGCCGATCGACGCCGAGAGCGGCGACGAAGCGGCCGCGAAGGCGCTGGCGAAGAAGAACTACAAGGGCGCCTCGGTCCGCGGCGTGCAGCCGTACAGCGACCCCGACCCGAACAGCCTCGGCGGCGAGCGCGATGCGGCGCAGATGATCGGCAACGCGGAGAACGGCGGCGCGAACATCAACCCGCTCGGCACCGAGGCCAATCGCGAGACTGTCGAGAAGCTCGGCAAGGCCGACATTTCGGAGCTCGGCGAGTAACGTGGCGAAGATGACGGATGCGGATCTGGTCGACCTGATCCGCAGGCGCCGGGACGCATCCGTCAAACACCAACAGGACAGCCATGCCTCCGATCGGAAGGAGGCGCTGCGCTTCTACCGCGGCGACAATGACACCTGCTACGGCGACAGCGGCAACGGCCTCTCCACCGTCGTCAGCCGCGACACCATGGAAGCAATCGAGTCCATCCTCCCCGGGCTCATCAAGCCCTTCGTGGCCGGCGACGAAGCGGTCAGGTTCGAGCCGACGCAGCCCGATGACGAGGAAGGCGCCAAGCAGGCCACCGAATATATCAACTACCGCTTTTCCAACGACAACAGCGCGTTCCGGGTCGTCTACGACTATGCGAAGGACGGGCTCCTGTTCCGCCTTGGCGTGGCGAAAGTCGTTTACGAGGAAGTCGACGAGAGCGTGGTGGAGAGCCTGACCGGGCTCGACGAAATGCAATATGCCGCCCTCGACGCGATGATCCGCGAGGACAAGCAGACCGAGATCGTTGACGATCCGATTCGAGACGCGGACGGAACGATCTCGTGCAAGGTGAAGCGCCAGCAGACCCGGGGCACCTACCGGGTCCACATCATCGCGCCGGAAGAGTTCATCTACGAGGACCGGCTTGCATCGATCGAGGACGCGACGTTCCTCGGCCACAAGCCGACCGGGGGGAGGGCCGTCGGCGACCTGATCGCGATGGGGCTCGACAAGAAGAAGTGCATGGACCTGCAGGGGCTGGAGGCGCCAGCACTGGAGGCCGAGGACCGCTTCACCCGAGATGAGTTTCAGGAGCAGTTCGACGACGACGACCTCGCCCGCAAGGTGACGGTCGGGGATTATTACATCCGGTGCGACTATGAGGGCGCTGGAACCCTGTCATGGCGCCGGGTCGTGATTGCCGGCAACGAGGACACGATTCTCCTCAACGAGCCTGCCGAAGACCATCCCTTCGTTCCGTGGACCCCGATCCCGATCCCGCACAAGCTGGTCGGAATGTCGCTCCATGACATGGTTCGCGATATCCAGATGCAGAAGACCGCGCTCACCCGGGAGGGGCTGAACGCGCTGTATCTCGCCAACCGGCCGCAGCGCGAGGTCGTGGAGGGCCAAGTCAACATCGAGGACTTGCTGAACCCATCCGTCGGCGGCGTGGTCCGGGTGAAGGCCCCGAACATGGTCCGCGAGATCCCAAGCGGGGGCGAAGGCGTGGCGCAGCAGGCCATGCAGATGATCGAATATCTCGACACGACCCGCGAGCAGCGCACCGGATCGACCCGCTACAACCAGGGGATGGACGCCAATTCGCTGAACAAGACGGCGACGGGAATCTCGATCATTCAGAACGCCTCGACGCAGCGGCTCGAGATGATCTCGCGCCAGCTTGCCGAGGCGATGATGAGCATTTTCCGCAAGATGCTCGGACTCGTGTCCCGCTACGCCGACAAGGCGGAATTTATCCGGCTCCGCGGCGAGTTTGTGCAGGTCGACCCGCGGGAATGGCGGACAGGTTACGACATGAGCGTCGCGGTGGGGCTCGGGACTGGCAACAAGGACCAGATGGCGGCTCACCTGACGAACCTGATGCAGGTTCAGCAGCAGATCGCCGAGGCGCAGCAGGGCATGAACGGCCCGATCATCTATTGGGAGAACATCTACGAATCGTTCAAGCGGCTGGTGGAGAATCTGAGCCTCAAGGGCGCCGAGCGCTACGCCACGGACCCGAACAAGCCGAAGGAGGACGGGCAGGGCCAGCTTCCGGCGCCGGCACAGGGCGTGCAGCAGCCGCAACAGCCTGCGCCGCTCGATCCCATGGTGGAGTTGCAGGAGAAAAACAGCCTGGAAATGGCGAAAGCCAAGCTCGACAGCGAAACCAAGATCACGGTGGCCAAGATCGGGGCGGAAAAGGACATCATCATTGCCGGGATGCAGCCGCCGCTCAACCTGACACCGGACGATATGGAGCCCCAACCAGCGCATGAGGCGCAGGAAGGCCCCGTGGAGCCACCGGAGCCCGCTTTCGCGCCCCAAGGGCCGTTTCCGGGCGATTTCGGGGGTGTTGAGCCGCAAGAGCAGCCCGACATGGGCGGGGGTGGCATGTGAGGTACGTGAAAGGTCGCGTTACGGCCAATAAGCCGCTCTATGTCGAGACGCCGCTCTGGGATGACGCCGAGCCGCATCGGCCTAGCTTGTGTGTGGATGACCACGAAGCCGTAGAAACTGGCCTGCTTTGGGCCGATGGCGAGCCTGTCATGCGTCTGCCGAACCCAATTGGCTTCGGCCGGGACAGTGACTGGTGAATTGGCGAGAGATCATCCGCCAGCGCCGCGATTATCCGGCCAGCGCCGAGGGCACCGAAATGGCTCTGCCGAGGACGGGCGCAAGGGTGCGGAAAGTGCGGCTCGAGCGCGGTGAAATGGTCGTGTCGGAGAAGGTCGCGTGAACGACAGCGAAGTCCGCGCCCGCGACGCCGCCGCGCTGAAGGAAAACCCGCTCCTCACCGAGATCCTCGATCAGGTGAAGCAGGAGGCGATCAACGCCTGGATCGGCACTGGCCCCGACGACAAGGACAAGCGGGAAATGGCCTGGACCCTCGTGAAGGCACAGGGCCGCATCCGTGACGTAATTCAGGGCGCGATCGATGACGGGCTGATCAGCGCCTCGCGGGCAGCGCGGGAGCCGCTTCGGTGAAGACGATCCTTCAGCGCGAGACGATTATCGGCCCTGGCCGCATCTCGGTTTGGGGCGAATGGATCGAGGACGGGCTGCCCGTCATGAACCTGAAGCGCCAGCGCGTGCTGGTCACCGACGAAAGCGAAATCCCGGCTGCACGCCACGCGTTCTGAGCGCCCTGCACGCCCTAGCCTAGTTTCCCCACCCTAGAGGAAATCTCAAATGGATAATCAGGCGGCCACCCCGGAAACGGGAACCGTCGACGCGCCCGTGTCGATGGAAAGCGTACTAGCTGAACTCGAGACGGGCACCACCCCTGCCGCCGCGGAAGCCGAGGTCGTGCAGGAGCTGGTCGAAGAAGCCGAAGGAGGCCAATCCGAAGAGGAAGCCAACGAGGACGATGCGACCGACGCCACCGAAACTGGCGAGGAAACTGCCGAGGAAGAAGCCCCGGAAGGCGAAGACGAGCCTGAGCCAACCTACAAGGTCAAGGTCGACGGGCAAGAGGCCGAAGTGCCTCTGTCGGAGCTGTTAAAGGGCTACAGCCGAGAGCAGGATTACACGCGCAAGACGATGGCGCTGGCCGAGGAGCGCAAAACGCTCCGGAGCCAATTCGCGAATGAGCTTGAGCAGCATGTCAGGCTGTTTGAAGCGCTCGATCCGATCCTGAGCGAAGCCAAGAACATCGACTGGCAGGCGCTCGCGCAGTCCGATCCCGCCACCTACGTCCAGCTTCAGGAGGCCGTGAAGCAGCGGCAATCCGCCATCGAAGCGGCGAGAGCGAAGATCGGTGCAGCGCAGACGGAAAATCCCGAGGAAGCGGCTCAGGTCGCCCAGCGGGAGACGGAAGCCCTCGTCAAGGCGGTTCCGGAGCTATCCGACCCCGACAAGATGAAGGGCTTTGCTGTGGAGGCGGTGAATTACCTCCGCGGCAATGGGTTCGACGACGGCGAGATTGTGGACCTCACGGACCACCGCGCGCTGATTATCGTCGACAAGGCCCGCCGTTACGACGCGCTCCAGAAAGCCAAAGAGACGCTGCCGGCCAAAAAGGTCGTCCCGAGACCGGCTGCAAAGCCGCTGAAGACGGACGGCTCTCATTCCGAACCCGCACCGAGCAAGCGCTTCCCGGCCCAGGCGCCGCGGGAGAAGCAGCTCGATTACGTCGTCAATCAGCTTCTCCAGAAAGGATAGGCCATGGCCGTCCCGACGAATACCCTTCTCACCTTCTCCGCCGTTGGCAATCGCGAGGATCTCCTCGACAAGATCACCAACATTTCCCCAACCGACGTGCCGTTCACGTCGGCGATCGGCAAATCCACGGCCAAGGCCACTTTCCACGAGTGGCAGACCGAGGTGCTGAACGCCGCCGCGCAGAACGCGCAGCTTCAAGGCGATGACGTGTCGTTCGGCTCGCCGATCCTCACCTCTCGCGTCGGCAACCGGACGCAGATTTCCCGCAAGGAAGTCATCGTCTCGGGCACCCAGGAAGCCGTCGACAAGGCCGGCCGCAACAGCGAGATCGTCCGCCAGATGGCGAACAAGCGCAAGGAGCTGGCGCGGGACATCGAGTTCGTCCTGCTCTCCAACCAGGCGCCCGTCACCGGCAACTCGTCCACCGCTCCCCAACTTCGCCCCGTGTGCGGCTGGATCACCACCAATGCCTCTCGGGGCGTCGGCGGTGCGAACGGCTCGAGCTCGGCGGCGGCAACCGACGGCACCCAGCGGACCTTCACCGAGGCGATGCTGGTCACTGCCATGCAGTCGGCGTGGACGCAGGGCGGAAGCCCCTCGATCCTCCTCGCCGGCCCGAAGCAGCGTGCGGTCGTCTCCACCTTCACGGGTGGCGGCACCAAGTTCCAGCAGATGGACAACACCAAGCTGTCGGTGACGATCACCACCTATGTCGGCGACTTCGGCACGGTGAAGATCGTGACGGATCGCTTCGTCCGGGGCGGCCAGACCACTGCGGACCGCGAGGTGTTCGTCCTCGACCCGGATCTGTGGGCGGTCGCAACCCTGCGTCCGTTCCAGGCGATCGACATCGCCAAGACCGGCGACAGCGAGAAGGGCGTGATCCTGAAGGAATATACGCTCGAATCGCTTCAGGAGGCAGGCAACGCGATCATCGCGGACCTGACGTAAGCGTACCGGGCGGGGGCTTTCGGGCTCCCGCCCAATTTTCGGGAGGGTCTATGCCCCGCATCCTCGACACCGAAACCGTCGATGGCGTCACCGAGACGCTAGCGTTCGACGAGACGGATCAGACCGTCATCCTGCGCCGTTCGCAGGACGTCGAGCCCGTC